ACCGAGCCGAAGTTCTGGGCCAAGGCCATGGGGCAGGGCGGTGGGCTGGGCTACGTCGGCGACTTCATCACCAAAGACCCGACCGAGCAGCGCGGCAATAACTTCGAGCAGGCCGGCGGGGTATTGCTTGGACCGTCCGGTGGGGCGGTGGCTGGGCTGGCCGGCGATCTTCTGCTGACCAACGCCTGGGAGGCCGCCAAAGGCAAGGACACGCACGCCGGGGCAGAGGCTTTGCGCTGGGGTAACTCGCAGCTGCCCTATGCCTCGCTCTGGCAGATTCGCGGGGTATGGGATCACTGGTTCATGCACAACGCGCAGGAAGCGGTTAATCCCGGGTATCTGGCGCGGATGCGTTCGCGGGCAATGAAAGACTGGAACCAGGATTATTATTGGACCCCGGGCGAAGCGCTGCCGCATCGGGCGCCGGATATGTCGCAGGCCATTGGAGGATGATATGAGACAAGATCAAATCGACCGCTTGCAAGAACTCGCCGAGAAAATCGGCGACGTCTTCATGGAAGAAGCCGAACCAGGAAACTGGAACGGCGCTGGCATTCCGCTTGCGGAACTTGACGATAAAAAGCGTGGCAATCGTTACTGGGACAAGAAGAACGCAATCCAGACAGGAACGCTCCTGGCCAGGGTTCTTGATCTTCGTGACAGGGATGCCAGAAACCTTAGCGATAAGGTTCCAGAGGATGATGCCGATCAGGAAATAACGCGTTTCGAAAAGCAAGCCAAGGACATGGTGAATGCAGTTATCGCCAGAGCAACAAGCAAGGGCTGAATCTTTCCTCGCCTTCTTCCTGTGCTGGGCTGACCGCATGGGCTGGAAGGTGCCGGAAATTCATATCCGCGCGTGCATATGGCTTGCCACCAAGGGGCCGGTAGCAGTGATGCGGTGTTTTCGCGGTTTCAGCAAATCCACCATCCTGGCTATCTACAATGCGTGGCGCTACAAGGAAAACCAAGCGCTGCGAATTCTCCACCAGGGCGACCAGGACGGAACGGCTTACAAGACAAGCAGAGACACCAAGCGCGTCTTGACCAAGCACCCGATGACACGGCACTTGATGATTCGCGGCGAGTCGTCGTTCTGGTGGGTTCCTGGCAATGACGACGAGCGAAACCCGAGCATGCAGGCCGCCGGGATCATGTCGAACATCACGTCATCGCGCGCCGATGAGGTACAGAACGATGACGTCGAGGTGCCGCGCAACATCCGCACGCCAGAGGCGCGGGAAACATTGCGCTACCGGCTGGGCGAACAGACGCATATTCTTGTTCCCGGTGGGACAAAGCTCTACATCGGCACGCCACACACACATGATTCCCTTTACGACGAAATGGAAAAGATGGGCGCTGACTGCCTAACTATTCGCATGTTCGAGCATGAGTTCCGTATCGAGCATGCGACGTCATTGTTTTACGCGCTGCCGTTCCGCCCGGTGTTCGTTTTCTCCGGGATTGGCAAAGAATCGAAGCTCCTTCAAGAAGGCGTCGACTATCGTCTGTCTAAATCAGGGGTTGAGTTTTCCAAGCCCCCTGGGACGTTGATCGACTGCTATTCGGAAAGCGCGTGGCCCGCACGATTTGATCGGGCAGAACTGGAAAAGCGCCGCCGCGAAACGCGCACGATCAATGAATGGGATTCGCAGTATCAGCTTCATTCGAAACCAGTGTCGCAGTGCCGACTCGACCCGGCGCGCATCATCCCCTACGCCGTCGAGCCGGTCATCCGCTACGCCAACAAGACGGCCAGCATGTACCTCGGCAACATCAAGATTGCCGGCATGACTGCGCGCTGGGATCCATCCTCCGGGAAACTCGACAGCGACGTGTCTGCATTCGCCATTGATCTGCAGGACGAACACGGCAGGCACTATCTGCACCGCACCCAGCAGCTGGTCGGCGACGTGGCCGAGTTCGCCGAGGACGGCAAGCGCATCATCGGCGGCCAGGTCTGGCAGATTTGCGATCTGGTCGAGCAGTTCCATATCCCCCGCGTGGTCATCGAGACCAACGGCATCGGCGGCTTCGCTCCGGCTGTCTTAAAGGCCGCGCTCAAGCAGCGCCGGCTGATCTGCGGGGTCGCTGAAGAACAGGCCGTGGCCAACAAGAACAAGCGAATCCTGGAGGCCTACGAAGGGCCGATGTCGTCGGGAATGCTGTGGGCGCATACCTCTGTTCTCGACGGAGAGTTCTGGGACCAGATGAAGGATTTCAACCCGGAAACGAAGAACCAGGCCGACGACTACATCGACGCCGGGGCCGGGGCCATCGCCGATGCACCGCAGCGCATCAACATCACCCAGCGCGATAGCGATCCGACGCCGAAGAATCACCACTGGCGGACCAATTCAGGCGTGCATGAGGTCGTCTTCGAGAGGTAGTCGGGAAACCGTTTGGCGGTCGGAATGACACTTCTGGGCAATCTGATATCGAGGTTGCCCTATGCCAGTACCCGCCCAAGCTACCCTGTTCAATGAGTCGGTCGCCAATGGCTTGACCACCTCTTTCCCATATCAGTTCATGATCGCCGATGCGGACGACATCACGGTCGAAGTCGACGACATCATCGTGACGACTGGCTTCGCCGTGACCGGGGTCGGCTCGCCGACTGGCGGCGCTATCGAGTTCGCCGTCGCTCCGGCAAACGGATCGACCGTGCTGCGCTACCTGGACCCGGTGTTAAAGCGCGTTGAGGATTACCAGCAGCTCGGCGATTTCAATTCCGAAACCATTGACCTCGACCTCGACCGCATCTGGCTCGCGATCCAATCGTTTCAGGCCCGCGTCGGCCGTGCAATCAAGCTGCCGGTCGCTACGAACGGCGACCAAACACTGATGGAGAACGCGGCTGAGCGCGCGAATATGGTGATTGGTTTCGACTTGTCAGGAAATCTAAAGTTGTTATCACCGGTCGAAAATCCTCTTCTAGTGGAAGAACTGGCGAGTACATCCGATGGAAAAGGCGTTGCGCTTGTCGGATTCAAGCAATCCGGAACTGGCGCTGTTGCGCGCACCGCACTAAGCAAGATGCGCGAGACTGTAAGCGTCAAGGATTTCGGCGCCATTGGTGACGGGGTCGCCGATGATACGACGGCGATTCAAAATGCCGTGAATGCGGCAATGGAATTAAATGGAGTTGTTTATTTCAACGGACCCGCTGTATATAAGATAACGTCACCAATTACAGTAAAGGTGACACGCGACCTTATAGAAGAAACTCCCGGTGCTGCTCAGTATTCAGACAACTGCGCGGCTTCTCTAATCGGTTTTGGCTCTCCAATCATCAAAGCAAGCGGCACGCTGGCGCATATGGTAGAACTGGTATTTGATACTTCGGACAGTGATATTGCTCCGTTCTACTCAAAAGTTCAAGGGCTAGGGTTTGATGGAAGCAATACAGCATCAATCGGAATCAAGTCTAATTATTGCTTGGGAGTTACTTACGAAAACAATAGATTTTGGAATTTGCCTGTTGGCATTTCCTATACAGGCTATGGTGTTTTTCGTGCGCTGTTCAATAATTTCAAATGCTCAACCGGCATAAAATTATCAGGGGGCGGCGGTGATTCGCTGATATTTGGCAATGATTTTTACGCCGCAGCAAACAGCACATCAGGACTCGTCTTTGAGTATTACGGCGGAAATTCTCGCGTTATATCAAATGTGTTCACGAATCAAGACGGCTACACAACCACGTTTGCCGTTAAGTTAGACGGTACAACCGCACCCGGAACGGAAGAAGTGCGGAACGTCAATATCACTGATAACGAATTTTGTGGGTACACGACATGTATTTACGCAGTAGGCAAAGGAAGCGGAACTTACAACGTATATGACTGCGTTATTAGGGGAAACCATACACTGCCTTATGGGGGAAGCAATCCGGGTAAGTTGCTAGAGGCAATTGATTGTTCTGGTTTCAATATTTCGAATAACAAGTTCAACTCAATTTCATATAGTTCAGCCACGGAAACATCGGGCCTCGCTCTTACTAGAACGCTTGATTTTAAAATCAGTGAAAATCACTTTGAAAACTATAGCAATTCTGCACTTCGTCTAACTGATTGTGTTCGCACAACCGTTTCTAACAATTCGTTTTACGACAATGGAAAACTTGGTGCGAGTTATGAAGTTGTACGAGTTGGTGGCGGTTCTTCGTCGAGAAATTACTTTCTAAATAATCGTTTTTATCAGTCGAGTGACTCTTACGCGGAAAACGGAATTGTCGAATTATCTGGCGTGAACGCAACGTTTGCTTATAGAAATACTTTTCTAGGTCTTAATAGACCATATACGATTGTTGGTGCGGCATCCGTTATGAAATTAGAAGATGACGGGACTGCTGCGCCAACAACCGGCTACTGGAATACCGGAGACATAGTGTGGAATCGTTTGCCAAGTGCGGGCGGCGCTCCGGGATGGGTTTGCGTTGTTTCAGGCGCTCCTGGGACTTGGAAGGCCATGCCAAACCTTGCGGCATGACGACAAACTTGGATTTTTGATATGGACCAACAGCAACTTTTCAACGTCCTATTTGCCCTCGTTGGCGTCCTTGGTGGCTGGTGGATGAAAGCCATGTGGGAGGCGATTAAATCGCTTGAACAGGCAGATAAGGCGCTCGGAAGTCAGGTGGCCGATCTGAAGGTTCTTGTAGCCGGCGGATACGTCAGGACTGAGAAATTCGATAGCATGAGCAAAGCCATTTTCGCCAAGCTCGACCGCATTGAAGACAAACTCGACGGAAAGGCAGATAAATGAAATCACTACCCCGCGGAATCCGGCTTTTGCAAATACGGATGTAATTGATATGACTAAGAAATTACCACGCGGGATTGTTAATTGCAACCCCGGCAACATCGAGCGCGGCAAGGACCGCTGGCTTGGCATGTCAGCCGACCAGTCGAGTGATTCCCGCTTTCTGGTGTTCGACAAACCGGAGGCTGGAATTCGCGCCTTGATGCGTGTCCTGATCAATTATCAGGAGCGCCACGACATCAAGACGCTGCGCGCTGCGATCAATCGCTGGGCGCCGACGACCGAGAACAATTCGGCAGCCTATGTGCAGCACGTTTCCCGCCTGACCGGCCTGGACCCCGACGAGCCGATCGACTTCCTCGACGAGTACATCTGCACTGCCGTGACCAAGGCCATTGTCCGGCATGAATGTGGCGCACCGGAAGCCTACGGCGCTCCAGAGAACTGGTACGCCGACGACGTGTATCAGCGCGCCGCCGTCATGGCCGGCTTCGATCCGGCGAGCAAGCCGCTGACGCAATCGAGGACGGTGGCCGGGGCGGTGATTGCTGCAGCCGGCACGGTCGGCACGGTGGCCGCTTCGTCATCTGCTGGCCTGCCGGTTACGGCTGACGATATCAACACGGTGGTACAGGTTGTCGGCCCGCTGCTCGGGTCTTCGGTGATGGCGGTTCTGTCCCCGGTGGCTTCCATTGTCGGGATCGGCTTGACGCTCTACGCGCGCTGGGACGATGCCCGCCGCAAAATCAGGTAAGCCACAAGCCGAAGATGCCCGCCAAGAATAGCGTGCTCATGCCTCATCCTTCGAAGAACGGTAATCGTCTACATGCACCCACGTTTCCCTGGCCTTTATCTGGCTGACATTGCTTTGACTAATTCCGTATTGGGCCGCGATCTTCGTCTGTGGCCTCTGGTCGGCACGAATTGCACGCACATCATCGTCTGAAAGATTGGGGCTTATTTGTTCGCCTTTCTCGTGGTTGCCATAATTGAAGATCGGTGATTCGGACATATTCTTTGCTTCTTTGATCAAAAACCGCCGACGTTTTTCTTTTCTACATTCCATCGAGCACGTTGTTTTTTTGTTCCTGCTTCCTTCCTTGTAATTTTTTTGTGTCAAGAACGTATCGCCGCAAATAACGCAGGTGTTTTCAACCTGAGTAACTTTCCCTGCAGATGCGCAGCCTTTTGAACAGTAATGTCTATTTACTCTCTTGGCCCAACAGGCATAGGTTTCAAAAGGCATCCCGCATAGATCGCAGTTAAGACCAATCTTTCCCTGCGTTCTTGAAATTTTAGTCTTGTTAGATAATTCACACTCAACGCCTGAAGCCGGCGCCGGAGTGTCTTTATAGTCGCGTTCAAATCTATTTGGTTTCATCGTTAATTAGCCCTTTGATGGAACGGCCTTGATGGCTGTTGCGTCGTTGGAGATGGCGAGGGCTTCATCCACTTCTGGGAGTATCGAATCCCAAGACGCGATGTCACCGTTAAGGTGCCAACCTGCTATCCCTTCAGAGCGATTTGCAACTTGCTGAACAGCGTCCAGCGCTTCCCGCAGCTTTCCATTCGTAGCGTGGCACTCGGCTAATTGCTGGCGGAGAGATTCAAGTTCAACATCTGATGCTTCCAGCAGTTCATTCGCAACTTCTTGTGAATAGTCATAGCCACTCATTTGTATTTCCTCCATTCTCCTGATCGGATAGGTTGATCATGCTGCACCGCCTTCCACCCGCTTGAATTCGACGACCCACACCCACGGGTTTGCATCCCATGAGCCGGGGCCGTTAATCTGATCCCATAGCTGGGCGTACCACGACCGTGAGAAATCGGCGTGACCGTACTCGGCAGATACGCGGTCAATTGACGGGTGACTCGGCGGTGCACCTTCTGCAATGGCATCTGCTTTGCTGATGTCGTTCAGGCGCTCGACGCGGACGCCGGTCACTTCGAGCAGGATGCGGCTGGCCCAGCGTGGCATGTGGATCGACGGGCGCCAACCAAGGTCATTGCCGTCTGAATCAACGGCATCGAGCGTGTCGGTTGCACGGTAAGCGCAGAAGCCCGGTTTCTTGAAAGCATCCGGTCCATCTTCGCGGAACTGCGCTTCATGTTCCTCAGAGTCAAGCAGCGGGCCTTGCCAGGTTTCGCGCACCCACAGCCTGCGACCGACTACGAATTTGCTATCTGCCAGATGGCAGACTGGCTCATCCCAAGAACGCGCGCCGCGTGACGTTGGCTGCAAAGTCCGACATCCAGAGCCCACTTCAGATTGGCGCGCTCTGCATCCGTCAGCTTCGCTGCATGATGCCTCTCGCCGTCTATCCCGTTCCCGTGCGACTTTCTGTCCTGCCAGTTCTCCTGCTGCGAACCCCAGGCCAGATTCTCCGGTCCGTTGTTCGCCGGATTCCCATCCAGATGACGGACCTGCATCGATTCCCGTTCTGGCGACCCGTGAAACGCCATGCACACCAATCGATGCACATGCTTCGTTACCTTCTTGTTCTCGTGGCACAACGACACACTGGAATACCCCTTGGCGTTCTTGTGACCAGCCAACGGATACCAGTCCACGTACTCCTTGCGCCCAAACCCCTTGTATTTGGTGCGCGAGTACACATGCCCATCGCTTCCGGCCATGTAGTCCGAATTCGGTGAGATGGGAATCGGCATGAGAACAACGCCGCTCGGCAACTGAATCGATGTCATCACAGGCTCTCTGGTTAATATGGACAACCTGTATATTATCATCAGTTAGGCGGTAAATGATGTTCGGCTGCGGCTTAACCACCCGCCGCGTCTGAGTCTTCCGGCCTTCAAGGATGGCGCGAACCATGGCGCCAGAGAAAAGAATCGGGCGCTCTTTCACGATCCCTCCTTGAACGTCGTAACCGGCTCGACCCAGATCACCATGTCGCATGCGCTGTCGCCAGCCTCCCGGCGCAGCCAAAGCGCGGCATTGACGACGTAATCGCCTTTCACGCTGCGCTCGGTGTAGCGCCGGCAGTTCTTCTTGCTCGGGCAGTTGCCGCCATCGCAGCGGGCCACATCTTCCGGGAGGCTCATGCTACGCGCTCCTTGAACTCGACGGCCTGGATCTGCTTGCGGGTTGCAATGCCGACCGGCGTCAGCTTGTAGCAGGGGCCGCCGGTCACATCATCGCGGCGCGATGCGATCAGTTCTTCCTTGCGTGCTGCCTGCAGGTTGTTCGACAACTGTCCGCGCGTGTAGCCATCGATGCGGGTGACCAGATCATCCATGGTCTGCTCGCCGTGCTTGTCGAGGCATTCGAAGAGGTCTTTGCGGATCGAATTCATGATCAGGAAGCCTCGCCGAACAGTTGCTGAACGGTTTCCGGCTCGGATTGCGGTTCGATCAGCGACATTTCAACTTCTTGCTGGATCATTTCGCACAGGCGGCCGAGTTCGGCTGCTTCCGGGTGGGCGATGACGCGGAACGATACCACAACGGTGCCGCCG